CCATGATGAAGGTAGAGTGACAGCGGCCACTGTAGTGGATCATATTAATCCGCATCGAGGCGACCAGCAGCTATTCTGGTCGCAGAACAACTGGCAAGCGCTTTGTAAGACGTGCCACGATCGTAAGACAGCGACCGAGGACGGTGGGTTCGGACGAGGGTAGGGGCATTCAACTCTCTGCAACCTAATCAACGAAAGACCGCGCCGGAACTCGGAAAAAGTTTTTTTCCCAAAATCAAAAAAGCCATGGAGGTGATGAAAATGGGCAGGCCACCGAAATCACATTTACAAATTGTGACAGAGAAAAAGAGCCACAGAACAAAAGCTGAACTGGAGACCCGTGAAAAAGCCGAAAAAGCGCTGCTCACTGGAATCTCCTTAAAAGAGTGGCCGGGTGTTAAAGCCGATCCGGTTGCCCATAAAGAATTTCAAAGGCTGAAGAAACTTCTGAAGGCCATCGACAAGGACGATGATCTGCATGAAGGTGTAATCAATAGATACTGCCAGTTGCACAGCGAGTGCCAGTCTTTTGAAATACTTAAACGAAACTGTAAAGCTGAGTTACAGGAATTGCATGAAGCCAAGGCCCAGGGTGAAATCGATTTTATGACATACCTGGACCGCAAGGAAAGCATCCACTCACGATTCCTGGCGCTCGATAAAAAGATCATGGAAAAGCGCAAAATGATGCTGTCCATTGAAAAAGAAAACATTATGACCATTGCTTCGGCACTGCGAGCCATCCCCAAAAAGCCTAAAGAAGAAGCTGACGACGATCCGATGGCTGCCCTGCTCCGCAAGGCAGGTGGTAAGTAGTGCCTTTTAATACTGATAAAGCGCTCTTTACGATAAACTTTATTGAGCTGCTCAAACATACCAAAGGCAAGTTCCACGGTGAACCATTTAAACTACTGGACTGGCAACACCAAACCCTTTGGGATGTTTATGGTACCATGGATGATCGGGGCTTCCGGAAGTATCAATATGTGTACCTGGAGGTTCCAAAGAAAAACGGTAAAACGGAACTGGCCGCAGCGGCCGGTGTTTACCATACCTTTGCTGATGGCGAGATCAAGGGAGAAGTTTACGGCTGCGCTTCCGATCGCGGCCAGGCATCATTAGCCTTTGATGTTGCCGTGGACATGATTGACCAGAGTCCGTTCCTAAAAAAACGATGTAAATATACAGCCTCGCAAAAGAAATTGCAGGACAAAGTCACAGGTACCACGTATCAGGTCCTATCAGCCGAAGCGTTTACAAAGCATGGACTCAATGCCAGCGCCGTCATCTTTGACGAGTTGCACGCCCAGCCCAATAGAGAGCTGTGGGATGTAATGACCTTTGGAGCTGGGGACGCACGCAGTCAACCTATATGGTGGGTAATAACCACCGCCGGCAACGATCCGGATAAACATAGCATAGGCTGGGAGATTCACGATAAGGCCCAGCACATATTATCTGGAGAGGTAACAGACCCTCGATGGTATGTAAAGATATTTGGGTTGCCTGATGATCAGGACCCCTGGGACGAAGCCAACTGGTACAAAGCCAACCCCAGTCTGGGTCACACGATAGACATTGAAAAAGTAAGACAAGCCGCCCTGGCCGCTCGAAACAGCGAAGCCGAGGAGCGGCTTTTTAGATGGCTGCGGCTAAACCAGTGGATCTCTACTAAACAGATCGGCTGGCAGCCATTATCTATTTGGGATCAGACGCTAGGAAAGTGGAATCTGTCAGAACTGGCAGGCAAGAAATGCTATCCCGGCGTTGACCTGTCAAGCACCACAGATATCACTGGGATCTGTTTACTGTTTCCGCCGCAGGAAGGGCAGCCAGACTGGCGGGCCATATACGAGGCATGGCTCCCTGAGGAGAGTATGCGGGAGAGGGTCCATCGCGACCACGTACCCTATGACCGCTGGGTATCGCAGAAGTATTTACATACTACGCCCGGCAACATTATTGATTATGACTTTGTCGAGGCCCGGATCATCGCGCTGAGCCGTCAGTATAAATTCGACATCTATGGCATTGACCCATGGAACAGCCGGATGCTGACCCAGCGATTAGAGAAATCCAATCTAAATGGGATTGAAATCCCGCAGACCATTGCCCATATGAGTCCCGCCATGAAAGAGATCGAGCGCCTGATGAAAGCAGGTAAGATGACCCATGAGGAGAACCCGCTGGCCCGGTGGTGCTGGGGGAATGTCAATGTAGCTGTTGATGGTAACGGTAATATTAAGCCGATGAAAAATAAATCCATTGAACGAATCGACTTGATCGTGGCCATGATCAACGCTATGGCCGTGGCGATCAGGATGGAAGGAACAACATCAGTCTACGAGCAACGCGGGATGCGATCACTTTTGTAAGGGAGGTGAGAATTTGAGAATACGGGATCGAATTAAATTTGCTTTTGCATCACAAACGAGTATTAATGAAGTCCTCCAGCGCTATGCGGAGGATTTTTTATCGGGGAAAGACGTTCCTAACGGCAGATCAGTAGGCAAGATGGACGCTGAAACAGCGATGAAATACTCTGCAGTGTTCGCCTGTAACCGGGTCCTGGCAGAGACGCTGGCCAGCTGCCCAATTTTCTTTTACGAGAAAACAGATAACGGTCGCAAGCCGATGGATCACCGGCTGCACGATCTGCTGCATTACGCACCGTGCCCGGACATGACGCCGACCGCATTCAAAGAGGCGGGGGTCGGCAATATCAACTTTGGCGGCAACTTCTTTGCTCAGAAGGTCCGGAACACTAAGGGTGAGGTTATTCAACTACGGCCTATACAGTGGCATCGGGTGCAGATCAAAGTAGATCCTGCCAGCGGTGCACTGCTCTACTTGGTGGACAAGGCTGAAAAACCAGTGACCCGGGAGAACATCCTGCATATCCCCGGGCTGACCTTGGACGGATATGTTGGTGTAACGCCTTTGGAGTATGCCCAAACCACATTGCGGGTCGGGGTGAACCAGGAGGAGTTCCAGAAGAATTTCTACGCCAACGGGGTAATGTCGTCGGGAATTTTCCGATACCCGAACGAGTTAAAAGACGATGCGTTCCAACGGCTCAAGAAGGATTTGAAGGATAATTATGCGGGGTTAAAAAACGCAGGTGTGCCGATGATTCTGGAGGGCGGCGGGGATTTTAAAGAGCTGTCTATGAAGTTGACCGATGCCCAGTTTATTGAGTCCAAGCGATATCAGATAGAGGATATCTGCCGGTTCTACCGGGTGCCATTGCATCTGGTGCAGGATCTGTCCCGGGCGACCAATAACAACATCGAACACCAGTCGCTGGAATTTATCATGTACACCATGTTGCCCTGGTTTAAGTCTTGGGAAGAGAACTTCAACCTGCAGCTGCTCACAATGGAGGACCGGAAGTCCGGCCGCTACTTTGAGTTTAAGATCGATTCCCTGCTGCGCGGCGATGCGCTAAGCCGCGCCCAGAGCTATGCCACCGGGCGGCAATGGGGGTGGTTATCGGTCAATGATATCCGGCGTTTGGAGAATATGGACTCCATAGGCCCCAGAGGTGATATTTACCTCACTCCGGCCAATATGTATGAGGCCGGCAAAGAACCTGCTCAAGCGCAGGCAGCCTATAACAAGCTGGTGGAGGAGATCTACTCAATGATCAAGGAAAGGAGGGATGAGTGATGAAGGGTAAGAAATTCTGGCAATTCAAAGCCCAGGATAATAACTCCAGCGTCGGTGAACTGATGCTCTATGGCGACATTTCTGAATACTCTTGGTGGGATGATGATGTAACACCCAAACAGTTCAAAGAAGATCTTGACGCCCTGGGCGATATCTCAGAATTAAAAATCTATATCAACTCCGGCGGTGGCGACGTGTTTGCCGGGCAGGCCATCCACAGTATGCTCAAACGACACAGTGCCACTAAAACGGTCTACATCGACGGCCTGGCTGCATCGATCGCATCCGTAATCGCGATGGCTGGAGACAAAATCATCATGCCCAAGAACGCTATGATGATGATTCATAAGTGCTGGACGCTGGCCATCGGTAATGCCGATGATATGCGGAAAATGGCCGACGACATGGACAAAATTGACGAGTCAATCATTGCCGCCTACGTAGAAAAAACCGGATTGGATGCCGAGGACATTATTGAGTTAATGACCGACGAAACCTGGATGACCGCTCAGGACGCTCTCGATTATGGCTTTGCTGACGAGATTGAAGAGTCCAAGCAAGTTGCGGCCTCTATGAAAAACGGGATGCTTTTAATTAACGGTCAGGAAATGGATCTGTCCAGATTCCAAAATGTTCCCGAGTTTCCCAAAGTCAAAAAACCAACGAGGGCCCGGGCAGAACCTCCGGTTCCCGAACCAAAAGTAAAACCCGACGACCAGGCGGTGCAAATCGCCAAGGCAAAATTAATGTTAGAGCTTGAGCTCTAAAGAAAGTGAGGGATTGATTTGAAGAAAAAATTGCAAGCCATGTTGGATGCTTTGTATGACGAGGCTAAAGCTTTGAACGAGAAACCCGATGCAACTTTGGAAGAGATCCAGGCCAAACAGGAAGAAATCAAAGTCCTGAAAGCCAAGATTGCAATCCAAGAAGAACTCGACGCCCAGGCCGCTATCGACAATGAACCGGCAGAACCGGTTGTTGCTCCGGTTGTAACAGCGTCCCGGGATGAAAAGAAATGGAAAGGCGGACTTGGGGAATTCCTGCAGGCAGTGGCCGGTGCTTATAAACCAGGCGGCCAGATTGATAACCGTCTGCTTACTACTCCCCAGGCAGCGGCCTCTGGTATGAGTGTGGGTGCTGGAGCTGATGGCGGCTTCATGCTGGACGCAGAACTGATTGAGGATCTGCAGAGCGGTATGCTGTCGGAGGCACTGGTGGCTCCTCAGATCCGCATGATCCCGTTGGGCCCGAACAGCAACTCCCTGAAAACCTGGGGCGTTGATGAAACCTCCAGAGCTGATGGCTCCAGATGGGGCGGCGTGCAGGCTTACTGGGCCGCAGAAGCCGCAACTGTAACCGCGTCTAAACCTAAATGGAGAAAGCTCGAAATTGAGCTGGAAAAACTTATGGCTATTTGCTATGCCACCGACGAACTGCTCCAAGATGCCACCGCATTGAGAGCGATCATCTCCCAAGCGTATGCCGAGGAAATGGCTTATAAATTGGATGATGCAATCATTAACGGAACCGGCATCGGGCAGCCGATTGGTATCCTGACTGGATCATCTTTGATCTCCGTAACTAAGGAGACCGGCCAGGCAAATGACACAGTGGTCCATGAGAACATCCAGAAAATGTGGAATCGTATGGTAGCCCGCAGCCGCAAGAATGCGATCTGGTACATCAATCAGGAAATCGAGCCGCAACTGGAGAACATGGTCCAGGCTATTGGTACCGCCGGCTCCGTCTCTCCGCTGGCCAAAGAGTTCATCGAAAGACGGACGCTGTACAACCGGCCGGTCGTTGCGATTGAATCCTGTGCCAAGATCGGTGATGTTGGTGACATCATTCTTGCTGATCCCAAACAGTACCTGGGCATTGATAAGGATAACGTGCAGGCAACCGAGTCCATTCATGTCCGGTTCCTGTATGACGAGTCCTGCTTCCGGTTCGTGTATCGCTTTAACGGCGCACCTTACCGTAACAGTGCGATCACTCCGGCCAAAGGCACCTCCGGTTATACCCTGTCCAGTTTCGTAACTCTGGGAGCCCGCTAGTATAGCGGCTCCCTAACAAGGAAAGTGAGGTAATAGAACAATGATGGATAGAGCTATCATGGATTACAGATCCAGAGTCGTCATGGCTCTGCAGACTACCGCTTTAGCAGCTGATGATTATGTGCTGCCTTCCCCGGGAGCCAAGTCTCAGATACTTCGCTGTATCGTTACCATGGGCAACGCGGCAGATCTGGTGCTGACTCCAAAGACCGCTGACGATGCGACCGGTAGCAATGCAGCTGCACTGGCAGCGGATGTACCTATTTTCAAAGATGGGGTCGCGCAGACTGCTGCCAAGGCTTTGACCGTCGGGGACGCAACTGGTAACTATATCGTGGACTTTGTGATTGACCCGGCAATAATCCCCGCTGGGAAGTATATCGGCATGAGCTATGCTAACTCCAACGCATCCAATCTGATGACCTGTATTTTGATTGAGGATGCAGCTTACCAGCCGACCCCCGCTGCTTAGTAGTAAATTAACGGGGCCAGTCAACCTGGCCCTTATGCCTAACCAAGGCTGAACGCAAAAGCGTATGGGAGAAAGAGAGGTAATAATATGTCAACTTTAATTAGATCCAAATAGGTAAGCGGATTACTGGAGTTCTTTGGCGTGACTGCCGGAACCACTGTTTTAAAGATTACTGAGTCTGGTATCGAGGCTAATGTGACCGGAGAC